AATGGTAAGAGCAAGCGGGCTTCAATCAGGTAAAGAGATAGGAATACTAGAAGTTTTAAGGTATAGTAAGGACAAGCTATCAAAGCCAAAATGGCGAGAGTTTGCTGACGATTACAAATTCGAGGAGCTTGATTCAAAATACCCGGAGAATGAATTGTGCCAAAAGACAAATTGATGAAAGAAATTAAGCGGATGCCGCAGCGTAAAGCGGTATCTTATGCCTATGGCAAGGGCAACAAAGCCCCTAATCAGAAAAAGGCTAAAAAGTAACCAATTGAATTGACATTGAAACCCTTTTATGTAACGGTTAACACCTAGTTTACTTAAAAGAGGGCTTTAAAATGTCCTACTCAGTGGTTACAGTACACCCAAACAGCCTAGAAATTCACCAAGAGGTCGGAAATCCTTTTGAAATATCCAAGGCTTACATTGACCGGATACTGGCAAAACAGGCCATACACCGAAAACTAAAGCAACATGGCGAATCCTTAAGAGGGGAGAATACATGGCTAAGTCAACAAAGCGCGAAAACCTAAGCAAGCCTAAGCCCATCCTGGAGCTATACTGCCAAGACCCCAAAGGCAATCCAATACCCTGCAAGGATAAAGACTGTAAGCACTCTTTGGGGGTAAAGAATAAATGACAGCCACAATCCACAACCTAGATGACTACAGGCCAAAGCCTTACCCAGAATGGGAGAACACCATCCAATGTACAAGCATGGAAGAATTCTTTAACGAGGTGTTCAAAAAGGTCGAGATAAAAAGCAATGACTAAAGTAACCATAAAGAAATTCGGGGTACTAAAAAACCCAGTAAAGAAATCAATGGACAAGATAACAAAACTATCCATTGTCCGAAAGAAGGAAGCCAAGAAGAGTGGCTTTTTAGATGATAACAAGGGGAATTGATTGTGATTGAAGATTTTTGGGTAAGAGCTGAATTTAGCTTAATGACTTGCGGGTATAATATTTTTATTGGAAACAGAAGCCACGTAACAAAGCCATTAATTTTTGAGCACGTAGAGTCTTCGAGAGGAGAGATTAGAGAGCCTTCACTTAAGCTAACCGAAGACCAAGCACAAGGTTTAATGAATGACCTATGGAGGTCAGGACTGAGGCCGAAGGGGAATAAAAATGTAGAGGAAGAGCTAAACGCTATAAATTCTCATTTAGAAGATATGAGGCAAATAGCTTTCTCAAGGTTGAAAATAGATAAACCGGAGGACTGATTAAGTATCAGAAAAAATATGGCAGAGAATGGCGGTAAAAGACCAGGCGCAGGGCGTCCTAAAGGCACTAAGGGAAAGAAAACCATCGAAGTTGAAGAAATGATGGCTAAACACAATTGTGACCCCATAGAGGCTATGATTCGCTTAGCTAAGATGGCAGAAGAAGATGCACAGGCAGAAGACACTCCAAAGGATAGATTGCCTCACTATCAATTCGCAGGCCAGATGCACAAAGAGCTTGCTTCTTATCGTTATCCAAAGAGAAAAGCTATCGAGCTTAGTGGTGATTTAAACGTAACCTCTCACGAGGATTCATTAGAAGATTTGAAATAGAAAGGGGGGAAGGTATGCCAGCATATTGCAGAAGTTTTAGCGCGGCTTGTGATGAGCCTACATACTATGCCGATGTAGCCATAGATCAGATGACCTTTGAGGTGGATGAGCCTGTAACCATAGGAGAGATTTTTATTTTTAAAAGGAGTCTTAAGAGAGACATATACTTGAGAGCTTTGGAGGACGGTACAGAGGTAAAGGCCGTGTTTTTTAAGGAGGTTAGGATTTGACCCCCGAAGAATTAGAAATAAGGCAGAAGTGCAAAGACGACTTCCTACACTATGCTCCTAGAGCATTAAAGATTCGAACAAAAGAGGCCGGGGTATTACCTTTCGAGTTAAACCAGGCACAGTTATACGCACATGAAAGGGCAGAGGCTCAGCTAAAAGAGCGCGGCTATGTCCGAATGATTGTTCTGAAAGGCAGACAACAAGGGATGTCTACGTATATCGGTGGTAGATTTTACTGGAAAGTAACACACCAAAGAGGGGTAAGGGCTTACATCTTAACGCATGAAGGGGAAGCTACTTCCAACCTGTTTGAAATGACAGACAGGTATCACAAGAACAACAACCCACTGCTCAAGCCTTCAACTGACAGGGATTCTAACAAAGAGCTTCACTTTGATAAGCTAGATTCAGGCTACAAGGTAGGAACGGCAGGAACTCAAGAGACAGGCCGCTCTCAAACAATCCAATACTTTCATGGCTCAGAGGTTGCTTTCTGGCCTAATGCTGAGAAACACGCTAGAGGGGCATTACAGGCAGTACCTAAGAACGCTGGTGAGGTATGGCTAGAGTCTACCTCTGACGGCATAGGTAATTTCTTTTACAAGGCTTGCATGGATGCCTTGAAGGGTAAGTCAGATTATGAGCTATTGTTTATTCCGTGGTTCTGGCAAGATGAATACTTTACTGAAGTCCCCGAAGACTTTGAGCTATTCGAGGATGAGTACAAATACATAGACTTAGTAAGGAATGCGCATGGCTACGAACTAGATGACGGTCAGATATTATTTAGGCGCGAGAAGATAGCAGAACTAGGTGGTGAGGTTGATTCGTTTAGACGGGAATACCCAGCTACAGTAGATGAGGCTTTCTCTAGTGCGGGTCACAAGCAGTTTATACCTTCGACGCTTGTTGATGAGGCCATGCAAGAAAAGGGCTTAAGGGGATATGGCGCAAGGATACTAAGCCTTGATCCTGCTAGGTTTGGCGATGATTCTAGTGTTATCTGTGAGAGGCAAGGCAGATTAGGAAGGGTTTTGTGGCGCGGTGATAAGTTAGATTCTGTTGATTTGGCTGGAAGGGTCAAGACATATCTAGATGAGGTGAGGTATGACGCCTGTTTTATTGATTCTGGCATGGGCAATGGATGTATAGACATATTACACGACTGGGGCTATCACAATGTCATAGAGGTAAACTTTGGTGGTAAGACTTTATACCCTGATAGATTCACTAATAAGCGTAACGAGATGTGGGGACTGTATAAGGAATGGCTCAAGGATAACGTCGAGCTTTACTATGACGAGGAGCTAAAGATAGATTCCTGCTCACCTGAGTACAAGATGGATTTACAGAATAGGTCAGTACTTGAAGGTAAGGACAAGACAAAGGATAGGCTAGGGCATTCACCTGATACCGCAGACAGTTTTGTGTTAACATTTGCACAGCCAGTCGAGGTTCAAGAGGATGATTGGTACGAAGAGAGGCCACACGAGGGCCGCTCAAGCACAACGGGATACTAAGATGGTTATCAAGCAACTCAAATACGAAGACGGACAAAAGGTATGGTGCGCTTTCCACTGGTATCAATTACTCCGAACAATCGACAGATCTGTAGCCACTTCTCACCATTCTAAAGAGTCTTTACAGCGTAAACTTGTATTATTAAAAACTCACAGCTAAGATAGCGCCGATAAAACTTAAGGTTTAACATGACCGAAGAAACACTACCTACAGAATTAAAGACTATTCTTAGTGAATCAGCAGACGGGGCTAATCTTGTTCCGTGGGTTGATCAGCAAGGGATGTTATCTGACGTAAAGAACAGGGTTTCTTCAGGCTATAATCTTGACCTTGTTTCTATGGATAAGTACCTAAAGAAACACCCAAAAGTATTAAAGCTATCCCAAATGAATTGGGATGATGGGGACAAAACCTTTCCTTTTGTTGGGGCTTCAAATGTAATGATGCCCTATCTCGCACAATCAGGAATAGATTTTTGGTCTAGGACCCTTCCAGACATAGTAAACCAGAGGAACATTGCCAAGTGCGCCACCTATGGAAAGCCATCTGTAGAAAAAGAGGATAGGGCTAGCAGGGTGGCAAGTGCAATCAATTATCAGCTTAGGGTTGGTATTGACGGATGGCGCGAGGGGATGTCCTATGCTTTGAACTACAACGCTATTATAGGGATGTATTTCAAGAAGAAATGGTATGAAGATGGTGAGATTAAGGATTATCTGATTACGGCAGACAAATTAATCTATGACCATGATGCTGTCTCTTTTGATTCTGCGCCGCGTAAGTCTCATTTATTCCCATTATCCCGCAACGATTATAATTCCAAGGTAGTTTCTGGTGAGTTCGAGCCTATATCGCTTCCTGATAATGTGAACACAGATGTGGATGAGGATCTAAGATTCATTGAGTCGCATTGTACGCTTGACCTTGACGGTGACGGATATGCAGAGCCTTATATTGTTACATGGTGGGAGGATGACGATACTATAGTAAGGATTGTTCCTAGATTTGATGAGGAGGATGTACTTACTATTGATGGTGATGTTTATAAGATTTCTGGTGAAAATTTCTTTACTCAAACAGGTTTTTTAAATGACCTTGAAAAGCCCGCCATCTTTATCGGATGGGGTTGGCTTTTGTATGATTTATACGAAACCCTAAATACAATGATGCGCCAACTATTAGACGCTGGAACATTGGGGAATCTTGCTTCGAATACTGGTTTTATCTCTTCTAACTCCTCAATAGCTAGGAAGGCTAGAGGCGGCCAGTATGAAATGATATTAGGGAAGCTGACAAAGATTGATGCTGGTGGTACACAGGGCAAACTATCAGATCAAGTATTCACAATGCCATTTAGTGGTCCTAGTACTGGCATGTACCAGCTTCTTGAAAACCTTAAGGAAGAGGTCAGAGCTTACACAACCTTATCTCAGAATATGGACGCCAACCAAGGAGAGGCCGCAAGCCTTTACCTAGCGCGATTACAGCAAGCTTTAAAAGTACCCAATGCTATTATGACTCAATGTTATTTTGGCCAGTCGGCAGAGTTTCAGAGAATCTACGATTTAATCGATAGGTATATGCCTAATGAGGAGTACATAGAAATACTTGATTGGGAGCCTGAAATACCAGAGGAGGCACAAAAGGCTTTTGAGAGGGCACAACAGGCAGCAGGTCAGGCGGGGCAGTTGCCTCCTTTGCCACCTGAGTCTATTGCATGGGAGCAGGTATCTAAGGAAGGTGATTTTGAAGAGGGCTTCGATGTACAGCCTACAGCAGACCCGTCGATGGGTTCTGACCAAGAAAGAGCGGCCAGAGCCGAGGCTATTGCCCAAAGAGCGCAAGCTATGCCTCAGTTGTATAACGTGTACGAAGCAGAGAAAAATTGGCTTGAGAGCATTGGTACTAGTGAGATAGACAGTATTTTACCACAGCCCAACAATCAGCCATCACAAAGCGACATGACAAACCAGGCTTACATGGAAGCCGAGATAGGCCGTATAAATGCAGAAAAAGAGCTTAAGATTGCCACAGTAAAAGAGAAAGCAATGAAAGCCGCTAGAGATCAAGCAACTTTAGAATCTGACATAGATAATACGGAGTCATCAACGATTAAAAACTTATCTGAAGCGGATAAGACTATTGCAGAGCAAAACATGAGTTTGATAGATAAAGAATCATCAACAACAGTAGAGAGCGAAGATGCTAGAGAGTACGGAGTTAATCCCACAAATAACACAGGAGCAGCTTAGCGACTGGCTGCAGCACCCTGCTACAAAAACATACCTTTCAATTATGCGAACCCTTGACGATGAGGCTGTAATGGCCTGCGGCTCTGGCGGCTGTTTCAATAGGGAGTACCCGCTCGATGTAATGTATTCGGTTGTTCAGTTAAACAGGAACTTCCTTCACCAGCTTTCAGACTTTGAAGGTATGTTCTATTCTTATGATGCAGTGGAGGTTGAAAAAGATGAAAAGCCCAATTAAGCCAACCGGGTACAGGGTTGTAGTAAGGCAGGATATTTTAGAAAGCAGGACGTCTGGTGGAATTATAATGGCCACAGCGGGAGAGCTTAATAGGCGGCAGGCTGGACAAGTTACGGGCATACTGGTTGCCGTTGGTGATGCTGCTTTCACAGGAGAGGATTACGGGGATGCTGATAGGGAGATTCTGAAGCCTGGCACTAGGGTTATCTATCAGAGATATGCGGGGAATACTTACCGATTTAAAGATGAAGATTCAGACACTGCACCACACTATCACTTGTGCGCTGATGGCGACATTCAAGGCGTACCAGAGGAAGGCGTGGAAATGGTCAGAGACGGTTCTTAATACCCTAGGAGGTAACATGAGCGAAGAAGCAGCAGAAGCCCTCGAATCAGAGGATTTACAACAGGAAGAGCAACCACCTTCACATAATTATGATGGTATTAAAGAGGAGTTCCACGAGCATATTGATTTAGAGCTATTCGGACAAGATGAGAAGTATCGACAAGCTTTAGAGGAAGGCTGGGACCCCACTAAAGATACGACAAACCCTAATTACTCTAATTATGGAGCATTCCTTAGAAACCGTGACGCCTTTAGCAAAGACAAGGAGAGAAGTAGCCAGCTCGAAGACATGAACAAGAACATAAATGTTTTGCTTCAGACTGTCGAAGAGGAAAAACAGCAGGCCGTATCAGCCGCTATCGCTGAGCTTGAAGCCAAAAGAGATGTTGCTATAGAAGATATGGATGCTAAAGCGGCCTCTGATTTGACAGCAGAGATTGAGAGGCAAAAGGCTTCTACTGTAAAGGCTTCTGTTCCACAGCAAGAACATTCTGTTTTCCGTAATTTTAGAATAGAGAACCCCTCGTTTAATAGGGAGTCTGATTCTTATAACGAGGCCGCTACACTAGCACTAGAGGCGATGGTAAATAACCAAATAGTAGAGGCTACCGGAGGGAAAGATGTGCTTCTACCTGATTCTGTTTTGAATTTAATTGTTAATAATGCCCATGAAAAGGTTAGTGCGTCCTTGTCTCAGACAAAGAAAAAGCGAAGCCCCCCAAAGATAAGCACACCAGCAAAGGAGAAAGTTCAAGTGAATTACGTAAGTAGGTTGTCAAACAGTCAAAAAACGATGTATGATAGTATTATTGAAAATGCGAAGGATAAGGAGTCTGCAAAAAAACGCGCAGATGCTTATGCTAAGAACATGGTGGAGGGTAAATAATGACAGCCTCTACCAACACAAGAAAACGGTCTACGAGAGCTTCTGCCAAAGAAGAAAACAAGAAGCAATCAAGTAGAGCTAGGAGAGGAAATAAAACTTCCGTTCCTGAAAGCGTCCTAAGGGCATACCCATCAGAAAAGTGGGAAGTTCAGTGGATAAATAATGAGGGAGGCGAGATAGAGCGCATATTAGGCGAATATCCCGGCTCTGAAGTTTGTAAGGGTGTTGGTATCGGAGGGGTTTGGTCTCCCGATAACACAGCAACCAGTACAAGCGATGTTGTATCACGTCCTGCGGGAAAAGGTAAGCACCTTGACTCAATAGATATGGTTTTGATGGCAATCCCGCGCTCTATGTGGGAAGAGGAAAAAGAACTCCGACACGCCGAAAAACAAGAGGTTGTTCAGGCCCTAAGACACGGTAAAGATCAATCTGGTGCTGCTAGTGGTACTAGCGGTGGAACTTATGCACCTAACTTACCGGATGGTCAGCGTGGTTTTTCCGAGAGCATTTCAGGAGAGTTACACGAAGGCTAAACTTTCTAGTTAGGTAAATAGAAAGGTTTTTAAAAATGGCTAATTTAGACGCCCCTAGAGGGTTTACTTTAGTACAAAACCAAAGCACCGGAGCTTTTAATACCAAATTAGAGGCTGTTGCATTTGTGGCTACTGATGCCACACCTGCCTTCCAAGGTTCTATGGTTGTGTACACAGGCGATCAAGTAGAGGTTGAACAATACGGCTTAGTGCCTGTTGTTACTCTTGCTGCTGGCGCAGCATCTACAGCGCAGCTGGCAGGCGCTATCCAAACTTTTGAATATGAGGCCAGCGATTGGGATACTCGTTATCGCGCTGCCAATACTCTAAAGGTTGGTTTTCTTCCAGCTGATAAAAACGCTGAATACGAAGTTCAGGAAGATAGCGACGGTGGTTCTATTGATCCTGCAACTAACACGGGCAACAACGTAGACTTCACTGTTGAAAGTGGCAACACTTTGACTGGCGTATCTACAATGGAGCTTGACTCTTCCACAGCGGCTAACACTGCTACTCTACCTTTGCGACTTGTTAAATACATCTCTCGCGCTGACAATGAAACTGGTGCTAGTTCTACTAACGCTAAATGGATTGTTCGTGTGAATCTTGATGCTTATAGCAACGCGCTTGGCGTTAACTAAGGAGACTTGACATGAGCGGAATTACATCACAAGGCTCCATTCAACGGGAGTTACAAGAGGGCATCCACGCAATGGTGGGAGAGTACACGGATCATCCGACCGAGTATTCAGAATTTTTAACAGTTAAATCTTCTAGTAAAGCTTATGAAGAGGACGTTATCCGTGCGAATCTAGGCTTAGCTACTATTAAACCAGAGGGTCAGGGTATTACCTATGATGCTTCTAGTGAAGTAGGAATGCAGCGTTACAAGCACATTACTTACGGTATTGGCACAACCATTACCCAAGAAGCAATGGACGATAACCTTTATTTGAGTGAAGCTCGTTTGGCTGCCACTTCTATTGGTCGTTCTTTAATGAATACCAAAGAACAGGTTTCTGCTAACTTGTTTGATAATGGTTACAACTCTGCTTCTTACTCTACATGGGATGGGGAGGCTATTTTCTCTACTTCACATGCTTTGGGTAAGGGCGGTACTTTTGCAAATATGCTTACTGTTGCCTCTAGTTTGAATGAAAGTTCATTAGAGGACGCGCTAATCAATATTAAGAAGTTTAAAGATGATGCTGGTTTATTCATCAATATCAAAGGTCAAACTTTGTTTGTACCCCCTGATCTTGAATACATTGCACAGCGTATCTTAGGCTCTTACCTGCAAAATGATACTGCTAACAATGCAATCAATGCTATGGCTTCTATGGGTCGTTTGCCAGGCGGTCATAAAACTATTACTCGTTTAAGTGATGTGAATAACTGGTTTATTCGCACAGACGTAGATAATGGTGGTTGCTTCTTTAAGCGTTCAGAGATGGACGATACAGACAACGATTTCGGTACTTCAAACTACCGTCACAAAGGTATCTCTCGTTTTTCAGTAGGTGTTACTGATTTCCGTGGGTACTTTGGTTCTGGTGAAGTAGCTTAGGTTATTGCCCCCTTCGGGGGGCTTTCCTTTTATTTGGTGATTGATATGGTTAGACCTACCACATTTAATTCTATGAGCACGTCTTACACTAATAAATATGGTGATAATCGTGCTAAGTGGAGTATAAAAACATACACATTTACACCAAAGTTAGTGGATTCTTCACTACCTCAGTATTCTGGTGTGACATTGCCGCCAAATTCATTCGTTGTCCGCGCTTTAATTCGAGTTTTTACGCCTGAGTCAACAGGATCATCAAAGATATTTAGCGTTTCAAGGTCTAGCGGCGGAGCTATTTTGAGCGGTATAAATGTTGATTCCGTTGGTGTATCGGGGGAGATTTTTGGTTCTACGGCTTTGGGTTGGTCGCCAGACCCTAATGGAGCGCCTGACGATATAGAATATGTTCTTGATTCTGCAGACTTTGCAGAGTTAGATTGCGAAGTTTCACTAGAAGTTTATCTAGTTGACTAGGAGTTAAAATTATGAGCGATGCAGGTTTTTCAAAGGTTTCCACGGCAGGCCGTCCAGGTTCGAAGCCAGGGGATACGAACAGATCAGATTGGGGCATACAAACTTTCACGTTTACGCCTTCATTGGTTGCTAGCGTATCGCCACAAAGCACACCGATTACTTTACCGGCTAATTCTGTTGTACAGCGCTGTTTTATTAGGGTGTTTACTCCTGAATCTACAGGCGGCACTAAGACTGTGACAGTATCTAGGGGGGGCAATGCTTTGGCGGCCTCGGTTGATGTTTCCGCGAGTGGTGTTAGTGGTCCTGTTACCATTCCCGGTTTACCAGATCCCTCTGGCATTTATCCTACATCTGGCGGTGCTTCGGATGCGGTTACTTATGCTTTAGGTTCTGCAGATTTCGCGGAGTTAGACTGCGAAGTTATGATTACTTGTAATATTCCAGTGGTTTAAATGTCTAATACAGGCGGTGCTATAGTGGGTGGTCGCAAGGTAACTGTTTTAGGTGAGACCGAAAACGGCGGTCTTGAGGTTGACGGAAAGCTTTTTGTGAATGGGATAGAGGTTTTCCCATCGCCGTCGGGGCTTAACCCTAACTTTTCTCCTCCCGTTCCTCAGTTGTCACACGGTTTTTCTATAGGCGATGTGATTTACTATGATTCTGTTACTCTTCAATTTGAGCTAGGCAGGGCTAATAACCCTGCCACCTCTAGCGTTTTGGGTGTGGTTATTGAGATTGAGGATAGCGATACTTTTATTTATCAAACGTCTGGCTTTGCCAATTTGTCAGGCTATACCCCGAATGAACAGTATTTCCTTAGCGAGGTTACACCGGGAGGTGTTACGGTTGACGCCCCCGTGAATACCTATGTAATAGTTCCTGTTTTTCAGTGCCACACGCCCACAATGGTTTATATTAATTTTAACAGCGGAACGCAGGCGGCGACGTAATGGGAAATACATTTATCGGTACTGGTGTCTATGAGACCCGCAACGCTCAACAGCCAAAGGTAGTATATAGAGCTGACAATGGGGATGATAACAACTCAGGCGATACACAAGGAACTGCAGTGGCTAGTAGGGCGACTTCTGTTCTTAGGGCATCGGCAAAGATGCCAGCCACCAATGAGAGAGTCTCTATTGTTTCTGACTCTGCCGATCTTGTTGAAATGGCGGCGATTATTCCTGACAATGTAGAAATAAACGAGCCTAATTCAAACACAAGAACAGACACGATTGCCGCCTCTGTTGATCTTGGTACAGACTCTTCTATAGCTACAAAAGAGATCAGTAACATGATGTCTGGTGCTAGCGCTATAAAAATTGACTCCTCTCTTTTTTCAGTTGCTACAACGCAGAATATACAGGCCACAGAGGGTACTTGTATTGAGCATACGGGTTTATCAGGCGCAACATTCATCAAAATGAAAGCGTTTACTTATGGCGACTGCTGTATAGATAATGATTCTACGACTACTGACGTTTTAACTATAGAGTTCGGAAGGTCTGCAGCGGCTAAAGATAACGGATGCTTTGCTAATCAAGATTCTACTTGTTTACTTGCCGTTTCAGGAACAAGGCTTGAGGATGCTGGGAATACTGGCGTTATTGGGTTGAAGGGTGTTTCTGGTGAGATAGACTCAGACATTTCTATAATAGACCATCCTGATGGTAAGGCTATATTTTCTAGCGGTTCGGCTTCGATTACCCATAGAGGAAGCCAAATATCAGGCGATATAGAGTCCACAGGAAGCTCAATTTTAAATATTAGGTCTTCTAGCGCAAAGAGCAACATTGATATAGGTGTTGGTACTACCGCGACTATCTTTATCCAAGAGTATGACCATTCAACCTATACAGTGACTGAAAACGGTACATTAAATGGTCGCATAGGTGAAAGGCTTTATGGGACATGGAATGAGGATATAGAGGCACTTGCCGCAGCAGTTGCAGCAAACGCGGCCAATATAGCCGCTAATTCTCTAGCTATAAGCAACAATGATACTGATATTGCAGCATTAACTTCTGCGGTTGCAGCTAATGCAATTGCTATTAGTGACAATGAGAATGACATTGCAGCAAATGCGCTAGCCATAAGTAATAACGACACTGATATTGCTAATAATGCAGCAGCGATAGCGGCTAATGCTTTGGCGATTGCAGACAACGACACAGCCATTGCGGCCAATGTTGCAGCCATTGCGGCCAATGCTTTGGCGATAAGTGCTAATGATACCGACATAGCGGCCAATGCCTCAGCGATTGCAGCTAATGCGCTGGCTATTTCTGGAAATGATGCAGATATTGCAGCAAACGCGGCTTTAATTGCTGCTAATAGTTTAGCTATTCAAGCTCTTCAGGATCAGCTTTTTGTAGATTATCAATCGGTTGAGAATATACCAAGAAATACAACAAGCTCTTCCAATTGGCAGACAAGGGTCAGCATGACTACCCCAACTTTGACGGGTTTATATCATGTTGAATGGCACGCTGTAGTAGATCAATCTAGCACATCGAGAAGCGTTGCGGCTAGGCTTGTAAATCAAAGTAATGTACCTTTCGGGGCGGTCCAAGAGTTGGAGCCTAAAGATAATGACATGCGGATGCCCGTTGGAGGATTTGCAGACATTCAGTTTACTAATGAGAGTATACAATTTAAGTTGCAGAGCCGCGCTGTCAATGGTGGCACTCAAGGCATACAAGATGCCAGGATTAGATTTTACAAGGTTGGCGTATAATGGATTCTATTAACTTAAGCTCCACTTCTGTTTTAGAAGATAATGTCCCTTTATTAAATGAAGTTTTAAAAGATACTTTTGATAAGGTTGACTATCAGAACTGTGAATACCCTATATACGATGTTTTTTTTGACGGGACGCAAAATGCAGCCTATGAGCAGGATGTTGTAGATTTTGTAAATGCTTTTGATCCATCCTTACATACACCTGAGCCATTAAATAAGGTTTTTGTTGAGGTTCTTAGCAGCTCCAATAATTTTGAATCTAACAGTCCTGTTCCCATACCCGGCATGGTTGCCACTGTTCCGGCTGATGGGGATTATGTTTTCACTTCTCGGTTAAACATAAAGCCTGATAAAGATGACACAATGAATTTTTACTATTCAAAAAACGGCATTAATTCAGCAAGTAGAATTGATTCAAGTAAATTTAATTGCAGTAGCAAAAAGAACAAAGACAGCGGCGTGGAGTTTAGCTATCCTCTTGACGGACTATCTCAAGGAGATCAGATTTATCTATTGGTTGATACTGATGGTGAGGATGTTGATTTTGATGAGAGGTATATAAGGGGCGAATCATGGGGGTAGAATTTAATACGTTTTATTTACCTTTAAAAGGAGGTTTCCTATGTATGAGCTGGAAATGACAGAAATAAACCCTCAAGCGGACGATTCTGGAACGGCTTATTTTAACACATGGCTTAAGGAAGAGTACCCAAATAATGGGAGCGCTTTTTATTTTGTTGGTGTTTCTTATACTAACAACAAAGCTATTATTTATCTATCTGAAGAGCCAAGTGCGGGGGTTCTTACTTCAATAACAGATAAGTATGACGGCTTAGCGCCTCCCTTCCCGGCTCCGTTAAGCGAAACAAAAACAGAGGTTCTTTCTAGTTTGGCTAGTGGAGTCCTTTACGCGGATAAAATTAATGCAGGTGGAACAATATGAGTATTTTAAATTACGAAAAGGTTTATACTAATGAATTAGGATTGCGCGGGCTTGGTGAGCAGTGGCATAGCTTAAACCGTTATTTTAAAAGCCTAGAAGATGCAAACGCAGCTAAAGCTTCTGGCGATTGGGTGCCCACTCCAGGGAAAATGAATTCTGTTATTGTAGCTGGTAGCGGAATTATGACGTGGAGCTTCGACTTAGAGCAATTTGTTTTACTTTCTGAATTTCAGGCAGCAGGCAACCAGGCTAGTCGTTATATTCACTTAAATGGAGCGGGTGCTTATTTGGGCTTTGATAATGCTGGAAACGTAATGGATTTAAACCATGATTGGAGTATTGGACATACTTTAGTCGGTGTTGCTGGCCCTAGTTCCTTTAAGAAAATGACATTGTTTAGTCGTGGTGGTTTTCATGTCACCTTAAGCGCTCAAGAAATCACAGATGATAATGATGAAGTGATTGCTTATAATTGGGGCTTATATGTAACATCGGATAACGACCTATTCAATGCCGATAAACGCGCTCAGGCGAATACATGGTATGCGCCGGGTAACTTTAGCCGAATAATGATTACCTACAATGCAACAACTAAGCGCCTTAAGTATCATTTGGGTGATCCGTCTACGGGTACATATGCCACTCGTGGTAATTTATTACTCCCGCAGACAATGATAGACGGACAAAACATTGCGGGCGGAATAAAGGTTGGTGATAGTTGGACGGGTGTTGGCGGCTCTAATTTTAGCGGCATAAGCTGGGATGGTGGAGTTAATAACCTTGTTGGTAGTGAAACTGAATTCACCGGCCCGTTTTTACAGGAATACTTTCAAAACCAGTCAGTAGACCCAGATAACCCAAGCGGATCTTTTGAGTTAGCTGAGTTTTATGGCCATTTGGCATTCCATTGTAAACTTGGTGAAGATGATTATGATGATGTCACTGATGAAAAAGGCTTTTTAACTGGTGGTAAGTTGTATAACGGGCTTCCTAGTGACTTCAAAGATATGCCTTCGTCTTAATTATAAGTGAAGCTAGAAGTTTATATTTTCAATGAGGTATTGTGAAAATACTTGATGCCCGTTTTCATTTAAATGGAGTCCATCTTGATCATAGTATTGGTCATCATCTGGGATGATTTCTTTTCCTTGTATGTGTATGGCTCCATATTCTTCCGCAACCTCTAAAACTGCGTTTCTTATATCGTCCAATATTTGGGACTCGGTACCATTCCTTGTTCTTATAGGGGATACTAAAACCAGCTGTCCAAAATCAACTTGATTCAAGTAGTTTACTAACTCTTGGTAGGCTTTTTTGAATCTTTCTACAATGTTGGCTCCTCCTGCGGCAAAGTCGTTATACCCTAGTGTGATAATAACCCCGCTAACCCCTTCAAAGCCTCTTATATACATTAGCCCTGATTTTTGGTCTACAGCCGTTACAGGTACATACTCTTGGTTTCCTAGCCTTCCCATTCTTTGGCCACCAGCTGAGAAGTTGTGAATATAAACACCTGTATTTTGTATTAGTGTTGATGTTAATTTTGTGGCATCCGCGCCATACGCGGTTGTCATTATTGAATCACCTAGAATTATCCACCTCGACATGATGCAATTTCCTTTGAAATAAGGGTATAATTGTATCATTGCCAAGAAGCGATATAAACTTTAATTAATTAGAGGCTTTTGGCATGAGTGCTTATGTAAACAGAGAAGTAGATGAAACTACGGTTATACCTGTTAATAGATGGTCACAGCCGGGTAATTATTCTATACAAATAAAGAGCGGGACGTGGAACGTAGAGTCTACTTTAGACTTTGTTAATCGTGGCGAATCTGGCACGTATAATGCCTTCGAGGTAACTGATAGCGCAGGCGTATCTTCTGATTCTTCCGCCCTTACTACTGGCCTATACAAGGCTGTAAACCTTCCTGCTGAGGCTATTCGCTTTACTGAATCGGCGGCGGGCGTGGCTAGAATAATGCAGAACGGTTCTTCAGGTGGCTAGGTATAAAAGCAATAATTACTTTAAGCCCGGCACTTGTAATACAATTGACGATGTAACGGGCTTTAAGGTAAAGCTTTCTAATACTTCCCGTAGGTGGGATGGTATACAGACTACCCCTGATAATTGGGAGGAGCGACAACCTCAGGACTTCCCTGTTACTCCACGTCCACAGAAAACATATACTAACTCAAGGGGAGATCAGCAAGATCCAGTTCCAGCCCCATTGGTGATAGGGAATAATTACGGACTATGAGCTTTCAAGACTTTCAACAATTTAACCCTTCAGGCGTTAACTCTTGGACGTTGACAGCCTCAGAGATTATTGATGAGGCGCTTGATGTTATTGGTGTTGGATCAGATGGTGAAGAGGTAGAGCCTGAATATTATGCCAGGACCCTAAACACTTTAAATATGGTTATGAGACACATGCAGGCTCAAGGATTACACCTAAACTCTATGCAGAACGGTGTTTTATTTCTTGAGAAAGATAAGGCTTCTTACACTATCGAGGATTCTAAATCTACTAATAGTTTTTCACGTAGACAAACTACTGCGGATGCTGTGGCAGCAGATGTAACTTTAACGGTTACAACCGATGAGGAGATACAAACAGGAGATACAATCGGGATTGTTTTAGACAATAAGACAATTTGGTGGTCCACAGTTGCTTCTTTTACGGCTTCGACGGTTACTATCGACGATGCCTTGCCAAGTGATGCAGCAAGCGGGGCGCAGGTATTCAATTATCGAGGAAAGATAAATCCGGTAGAAAGGATTATGCACATTTGGCGCCAGGAAAATTACGAGAACGACAATCCTATTAATTTAATCTCCCGTCAGGAGTATAACTACCTTCCTAATAAAACTTCTATTGCTGGCGCTCCTAATCAAGCCTATTACCACAGAATAGACCCTAAAGGAGAGCTATTGATATGGCCCCCCCCTTCGGACGATTCTACATACCTTGTTTTTTTCGACTATGAAAGAAAGATGGACGACATGAAGAACCCCACTGATAAGCTAGACATGAATAGAATTTATATTCCTGCTGTGGTTTACACTACGGCCTTGTGGATGTGTGACAAGCTTCAAGTGTCCAATGACATCATGCAAAGGACCCAGCTTAGGCAGCAAGAGATAATGCAGCAGGCTTTATCTTTTGATGACGAGGTTACTGATATTGAAGTGAGCTTGCAGCGTGTATGAGGAAGAGAATTCGCTTAGGTGGTCAGAGTAAGGATTTTGATTCCCGTCAATCAAGGGAAGATGTTATAAATGCTTACATCGAGACAGATGACACTGGACAATTTCAGCGTCTTATTAACACGCCTGGCTTTGTTGATTTTATTACTCTTGGGAGCGGTCCTATTCGCGGCCTTCATGTTGCTGCAGATGTGCTTTATGTTGTATCGGGAGGTGAGTTTTACAGGCTTTCCGTCAATCCGGTTGGTTCTGTTCAAGCGGAGATTAAAGGCACTGTAGCGGGATTTAGTGGTCCGGTTAGGCTTGCCTCGGTGGGCACAGATGAGCCACAAGTAATGGCTTTGACTAATGGCCGTGGATTTATCTATAAAAACTCAGATGATTCTTTTGCTGAGGTTACAGATTTAAGTTTTGACCCTGATTTTTCAATCACTTCATTTAATCAAAGATTCTGGTTTAATAAGCCTAATTCAAATGAATTTTTTGCATCCGAGATACTTGATGGATTTTCTTATGATCCATTATTTTTTGCCAGTGCTGAAAATAGCTCTGATGAGCTGCGCTATGTTGAGGCCATGAATACTGGTTTATATCTATTCGGCTCTAGGTCTATCGAGGTATGGCAAGATACACAAAGGGGGGAGTTTTCTTTAAGGCGTGTTACTGGCTCTACCATTGATAGGGGTTTAGGGGCTAAGGCTTCAATCACTCGGTGGGAAAACACTTTATTCTTTTTGGCCGATGATTTTACTATAAGGCAGCTAGGCTCAAGCGGGTATAAAAAAATATCAAACTTATCTTTTGAAGAGGATGTATCTACTTATTCTTTCCCTGATAGAGCGGAGGGGTTTTTCGTTGATAACCCACATTATAAAGCGTATGTGGTTAACTTTCCCGGAGAGGGTGTTACATGGGTTTATGACGTAGAGCGCTCCTCATGGCACAAGAGAGACTCTGAGGGTATTGACGGGTGGAGGATTAACACCTCAACCATTATCTTTGACAAAGTTATCCTTGGGGATAAATTAAACGGCAAGCTTTACTCTATGGATGAAAATGTATTCAGTGAGGCCGGTGAGTTTATGAAGACGGTTTGGCTAACTCCTCCCGTTAGGGTTGATGAGGCTTCTTTTACTATGTCTAGGCTTGAATTATTCCCAGAGGTTGGTGTTGGTTTGATTGGTAATGTTGATGAGGTTGGGCAGATAGAGAACTTGCCCCTTGATCCAAAAATAAAGCTGAGAATATCGAGAGATGGTGGTAACAACTGGGTAGGGTTTCCAGATAGAAGCTTAGGCCGGGTAGGAGATTTCAAGAAAAAGGTTGTATGGAGGAATCTAGGTAGAATCCGAAGAGGTCAAAACATGGTATTTGAGTTCACTATTACCGATGAGGTCAAGCGCGATGTATATGCGGCCTATGTCGATGTCGAGATAGGTACGGGCTAATGTTTGATCTAGGAAGCGTTGATTTAAATATTTCTATTTCTAATGGCGGCTATCCATCAAACTTTTTTGAGGAGTTAATAAACTCCATGATTGACAGGATTGTCAATGATGTTTATGCGGGCAGTGGTGCGCCATCGGCTGTGCTTGGTGAGGATGGTGATTTATACCTAGACCTGAGTGGATTGGATTTTTACTCCAAAACCTCAGGCGTGTGGGATGCAGGTACGGCATTAGGCAACACAGATTCAGATACGGTATTGCTTATCAACGGTAGAACTTAAGCTCTATTTATTGCCCGTATTAGGTTGTTTACTGGCTTCCCATTAATGAAAGTAGCAAGATTGCCCCTTACTAGACAAAAAACTATTTCTTTTCCGTTTATCTCAAGGGTGTATTTTTTTGGCGTAAAGCTTTCGCCTGTTTCACCCGTTTTAACCATAAGCCCTGTTTCTTTGTTTTTTTTCATCTTGTCGTAGGTGTTTTTTATTCCTGACTCTAAAAATCTTAGGGACTCTTTAGGTACCTTTAGGTCTTTTTCTATTTTTTCAATCTCTCTGACAATAAGATGTTGTAGCTTGCTCCTTTGCCACATTGCTAGTTCATTTTTAGGGACATCCATACAAAGAAAAGCTGAATACCCATTGTCTACTAGTTCCTGCTTACTGTGTGAGTTTTCTACGTTATCAGAGTGTCCAGAAAGACCTATAGTTCCTTTGCTTGAGCCGCCAAAGAATGAAAAACCAAAAAGACCTTGTTCGCTGTGAGTTGCTTTAGCTGTGATTCCCATAATATAACCCCTTGTTTAATTAAGTAAAAATAATAAAATACATTTCCTTCCTAGTCAACTAATTTAAGGGTAGGAATTTATCTTCAAAAATAACTAAGAATTGCTAGGGTAGGAATTTATCGGATAAAAAATCCGAGGATTATTTTGTATAAAATTGCATAGCTGAGTATAAAATCTACC